CGATTTTCTTTAATGAATTCATTTTTCTCCTTATATTCATTTTATTTATATTGTTTTTAGCCTATCCAAATAGTCATTTATTTCTTCTATTTGACTAGGTTTATAGTGTATCACATTCTCTGGGAGACTGTCAACTCGCTTAGGTCTGTCCCTAAAAGTGTGGACTTCGACTTCAAGGTTTTGATCTCTTGGAGTATATGAGATAGCACCAAAAATAGATCCACACACGGCATCTGCTAAGTCCTTAGACTTTTTTCGTGGGTGGTCAACTTTATCGTTTTTCATAATCTTTAGTTCGGTTAGTTCTTCAAACAAAAGTTCGATAGCAGGCATAGCAAGTCTCTCTTCATATACAAGCATCGCCATATCTTCGTAGTGTTTCTTTGCTACAGATACTGTCTCTGTTCTCATTCCTACCGCCTGTAATTCATTTTGAATATCAAATGATTGCCAACGGTCAAATGTAACTAAACCAATATTAAAGCCAAGTCTGCGTAGGTTTTGTATCCATTGCTTTACCTCAGATAGATTTACTGGACCTTCTACCTTTGGTTCCCACCAAGCAACAGCGTCTACAACAACTACTGGAGATATCTGCTCATAGTCTTTAATTACTTGAACATTCACCCATTTCTCAACGTGTGCAATTGCTACAGCACACTTGTCATGTTTTTGTGCAAGGTCAGCATGAACATAATAAACCTTTTCTGGATCTGGCTTAAAGTTTTCTTCAAATCTTCTGAAATTATCCAGTGGGTTTCTAATACTCATGCAGGCTCTTACTTTGTCTGCCTGCTTAAAAAATGCATCAGATGCATATGTTGGAACACAAGCAAAACGCATCATTGCATCACCGAGGTCCGTCATGAATGCAATTTTGAAATCATCAATCTTACGAGTTGGGTTTACTTCCCATGTTGGACGTTTCAATGCAAATACTCCAGGGTACTTATAAGAAATAACTGTGTCTTCATCCCAAGCAATTTCAAACCAATTATCTTTATCATCTTCTGGCAGAAGTGGGTTAATTATAAATCTATGTGTTTTAGATACTACTTCTTTTTCAGCAATTACTGCTTCATACCGCTCAGAAATAAAGTCTCCGTTGTATCTTGGAAATGATAATAGAACAACCTTTCCAAGATCAGGGAAACGAGAATCAACTGATCCACGGAATGCTTTATAAATATTATCTGCTGTTTTACCTTGTTCATTACCTGTTGCTACTTCAGATGCAAAACCTGAAATCTCATCAAGAACTGCAAGCAAAAGATTAAGTCCCTCATGTGATTCTCTTTCTGAGTGACCAGAGTAGACAGTTACAGACTTCTCAAAACTAATAGAATCTACCTTTGCTTCATACTTACCAGCAAACCATGGAGATCTTTCAATCTTTGACTTAAAACCCTTAAAGAAAACATTCTTTGCCTGCTGAGCATTAATCGCCACATTAATTAAGTCTATAGCGTCTCCAGATGGCTTTCCGAAGTATTTTGCAGGGTCTTTAAGACAAAGTAATTTGTAAACAATATAAGCACAAGCAACAGTGGAAGTAAAATCTTTACCACTACCCTTGCCCAATTGGAGGATAATTTCATTCTTAGTAAATTTTTCAAAATATCTTGCGCCTTCTTCTTCTCCCATTATTATTTGAAGATCTTCTTTTCTATATATCTGACTCATTGCTTCAACAATGTCATATTGAATATCTGATAGTCCAGGCTGCCCCAAATAATCTGGAGACTCAACAAATGTCTTAGCGTCTACTGGGGTTTCTTCAAAGTGATTATCGGCAAGAGCCTCAAGAAAATCATCAAACTTCATGGACAATTGTAATCACTTCATCCTTTTTAGCAATATCAGAAAGTCTACGCATAATCTCATCACGAATTTCTGGATGTTCGGATGCTATGTCTCGAAGAATTGCCATGAGAACTTCTTGTTTCTTTTCTATCTGTAGCATCTCTTCTGCAAGTTCTTTGTTTTCAAGAAGACCTGCTTTTTGCAACATATCAATTCTTTTAGACTCAATATCCATAACAAGTTTGATTGCTTGGGTTTTTGCTCCAAGATTGTTTGTTAATGTAGCCTCATCAATAACCTCATAAGATTTTGAGATTAATTTATTATAATGAGTATCTGCAACAGCAAGGGCTTCTTTTGCACGAGCACGAATTGCATCATTGGCAGATGCCATCACCTTCCACTCATTGATATGTTGAACTACACGAGTTCTTGGGATAGCAAGATCTTTAGAAATTTTAGTTGCGTCATTACCCTTTAGGTATTCTCCAACAACTGTATTAATCTCATCGAGATGTTTAATTAAATCTTCTTCAGTTGACATTTCTTTCCTTTGCTATTTTTAAAAGTACAAGATATCCAATTAAGTCATCAATGTCATTGTCCCCTGGATAATCAGAACCTTTCATAAGTCTGCTTAACTTATCATCAATACGAACATGTAACTGTTCCCTTGCGTCTGATTTGCTAAAAATTCTAACAGGACTAAGTGCAGAATCTCCGTATGCAATATTTTTATCTATTAACATTTTTGCAATGTTATGACAGGTGTCAAGAATATGTGACCCAGATGGAGCACCTGTGGAATGAAGATATAAATCTTGACAACTAAAATTCTTTACGTCTGGATACACTGGTTCTGGTCTCATCGCTTTGATTTCCTTAGTCCAAATTTAGCAAGGTATACATAAATAGTTTCCACACTGACCCCACATTCTTGTGCTATGGCCTCTGGAGTTTTCTTATCAATATGATATCTCTTTTTAAGCCATAATTCACTTGTATATAGTTTAGCAGCCATAGCAGTACCTGTCAAATTGCCTTGTCCCAATTATTAATTGCCCAATGCCCTATACCTGCAGAGTCAGCAACATCATTATCTGTTATTGTTTTATCATAGATAATATCTAATAGTTTAATTGTTCGTTGTTTTCTGAACTCTCGTTCATATGTTTTGTACCAGGATGCTGACTTATTAGGATTTAATGATCTAATCTGTATTTGTTCTTCTTTGGTTAACTTTTTATTCCCCAAATAAGACTGCCAAGTAATTGGGGATACCTTGCCGATAATCTTTATACCAGCCAGACCAGCGCCACCAATTATTGCGCCCTGAACCAATGCAAGATCTGCAGCAGTCTTAGGGCTATTCATAAATACGGTATGCTCAATAACTATAGCCTCAACTAAATTAAAATGATCAAATAGGGCTTTTGTTTTTTTAGTAGCATCTATTACTTTTTGATAAATGTCATGACCTTCAAAAACTATTTTTCCGTGATTGCCTAAATTTTTATATGAATAAATGGTAAAAGCAAGACTATTTGTACTGGCATCAATAGCACAAATGACTCCAGGTTGAGATAATAACTCTGGTCTAAAGTACCTATCTCCCTCTTTTGCTTTTGTCATTTGACAACCCCTTAATTTGTTTTAGTGCTTTCTTGACATCATTAGGATTTATAACGCAATTATTGCATAGTGGTTCATCATTATATATTGACAACCTTTCTCCACAATGCTTACATAATCTATTCTTGCCTTTTCTTTTTTGTCGTCTGGCTTGAATATATCTTTGTGCAATTTTTTCTTTTGTCGCTTCTTCTCTACATTGTTCTGAACAATATATTTGATAAGAAATGTTTGATTCAAAATTTTTATCGCACCATTTACAGTTCTTCATCTTCTAATGGCTCCAAGGACTTGATTTTAATCACTCCAGTCCCTGCATCAGCGCATGCTTGTTGTAATGGACAAGTCTTACAGATCTTTGAATTAGATCTATAATTTTTCGTTGGCAAAGTTTTTTCAACCCATGCCTTACGAACTGTTCTCATCCAGTCAAATGCCTGATCTACCCACCCGATATAATGACTGTTTACTTCTATAGGAAATACAAGAAGGTCATGATTATTTTTATTTTCATAAATCAAAACACCCTTTGATTTTCTAAGAATCTTCATATAAATTAATAACTGAATTACGTGTCCAGTTTTTGGCTTTTGTGCATTTTTCTTATACTCAAAAGCCTCATGGCCCATAGTTTTAATTTCTCCGACTATTTCTTCGTCGTTCCAGTTTAGAATAGCATCTCCCCAACCAAATATTGGTGGGTCGCTATATGTAACTTTAAACTCTGTAGTTTCAACTTCTTTGCCAGTTGCTGCTAATTCTTTTTCATCTATAAACTTTTTAGCAACTCCAGAATCAAGCATGGCTTGCTGTATTCTTCCATGAGACAATGTTCCTGAATTCATATTGGCAACACCATAGGGTGTATCGTTACTAACAAAAACATTTCCACTAAATGCTAAATACCAGTATCGTGGACACTCTCCATGACTGTATGCCAATGTTGAAGGTGCAAATGTCTTTTTTTGTTGATGCTTTGGATCTCTTCCAACTAAATATCCAGATTGTATTTTTTCTATTAGACCATCTACATTAAAAGCATTATTATGTACAGCCTGCTTCTTTTTTGTGTCAGACTTAACCATGACTTGACTTAGTAAATTTTTCATATTATCCCTTTTAGTAAATTATACCAGTTATCATCTGGTTATGTATTTAAGTGCAGAAACAAGATTATTGATAGATTCTGCTGCCGTATAATAAATATTTTTCTTTCCTCTATCTGACTTATCCACATTAGCCATCCAGGTTGCTCTAAAGGCCATCTTGGCTGCGATTGCCTGTAACCTTACTATCTCTAATGTTGCTACATTCATTGGTATGTCTGGCTTTATAATTATCTTAGCAATAAATGTAAGGGCTGAGGTTAATTCCTCGTCCTCCATATACTCTGCTATTTCTGATAAACCATTAACCATTTCAAGTGTTGTATTATTTTGTTCCATCATTCACCATCTGTTCTAGTAGTTCTAACTCTATTATAGCAAGCCTAGTCTTCTTGTTACCCTCGCCAAGTACCACAATTATGGCTGGGTCATTGCCATTTCTTATCGCATCGGTTGTAGCCTTAGCCCATACATCCTGATTGAGTGTAAAAGATTTTGAGTTTTCTTTAAAGTCAATAGTAAAATTTTCCCAGGTAGCGTCGCCTTTCTTAGTATTTCTACCAGAATTTTTATGTTGCTTTGCACCTATTCTTTTACTTTCATTTTTTTCAGTCATATTTTTTAACTTTCTTGTATCCAACCTTACATAACTGAACCTCAGATAAATGCTTGTCTGGACACATCCATGTTGCTATACCCGTTGCTGGATGAAGTCTAATTGTTTTTACTTCTTTCTTACAAGTCTTACAGGGAAACTTTCCTTCATAAACCGTATATTTATCCACTGATCTTAGCCTTAATCATTTCTTGTAGATCAAGATCCTCTCTTACACGATTAACAAAAGCGTCTCTTCCTTGAACCTTAGATCCATCTGGTAATAAATACCATGCCCCAGTTCTTTCAACTATGCCAACAAGTTCAGCAGTGTCAACAAGATCAGCGACCCCATCAATGCCCAAATTATTGCCTCTAAAATAGAAATCATACTCACCAGACTGAAAAGCAGGAGAAGTTTTTGAAAACTGGAGTTCCCATCTAATCTTTCTACCAATCTTTTCTTCAATAGCCTTGTCACCAACATATATTTTTCCTTTCAATGCCTGATTATCTGATTCAGATGAAAATAGTTTAACAACAGTAGAAGAATAAAACTTTGTAGCCTGTCCACCAGTTGGTTGCTGGCTTGTGTACATTGCATTAATATTATTTCTAGACTGAGAAATAAGAATTAATAGTGTTGGCTTAACTTTATTATTTGCATAGTTAAGCATCTTCCAAGCGTTACTAAAATCCCTAGATTCTGCACCAATCTGTTTTGTATTTTCTAATTGCTTTAACTCTGATGAATCCTTCTCAAAATAAATTGCTGGAAGCAAGGAAGTGATTGAGTCAACAACAATTATGTCTACTCCTGCCTCAATTAAGTTTACGCCTACATCCACCATTTCATTAATTGTTCGTGCTTGAGAAACAATTAGTTTAGATGTATCTACTCCTAATTTTTCTGCCCAATCTTTATCATAAGACATTTCAGCATCAATCCATGCACATATCTTTCCTTCTTGTTGAGCCAATGCTATTGTCTGAAGGCATAGAGATGACTTAGCAGATGATTTTGATCCCCAAATAAGCACTTGTCGACCATATGGCAATCCACCGTTTAATGCACGATTTAATCCAAAACTTGGCGTTATGGCATATTCTGTCTTTGGAACTTCGTCACCTACAAGTATGCTCTTTCTTAATTTAGGATTTAGTTGTGCTAATACATCTTCTAAAGAAACTGTCACTGACCTCTCCTTGCTGCTAGTTCTTTTAACTTATCAATTTTAAAACCAGACCAAATATCATCTTCTGTTTCGACAATAGGGGCTGACTTAAAACCCATATCAATAAATCTTTGAGTATCTTCTGGATTATCCTTTAACATAAGTGTTAGATAATCAATATTATTATCAGTTAAAAATTTTTTTGTTTGCTCACACTGAACACAATTTTCATTGCTCCATACTCTAATCATTTAATATCCTCCAATATTACTGTTCCCTCTTTTGTTTTGCCCAATTCAAATTTATAAGCATGGCCCTCTTCAATTTTCATATACGCTTTGGCAAATGCAGTAGGGAATACTGTTACAGGATGGAGTTCTCTAGATGTATCTGCTAGAGTTAGAGAAGCCATCTTTTTCCCTGCTTTCGTTATCCTAGGTTTAAAGGATACCACAAATAACTCATCATCTTTGTAAGGTAGCATTCTATAATTTAAAAACTTAATCAATGCAGCATCTGAATTTTTTATCTCGTCCACAGGAACAGCACTAACAATTCTATTATCAGAACAGAGTGCAATATAACTTCGTCCAGCCTCAATCGTAGTTTGCTCTTCATCAAATACCCCAATGCTTCCAGTCTTATCTAATATCTCAACACGTGACCAGCCCTTGCCACGCTTAATACCCTTAACCATGCCCATTAAAATGAAAGATCCCTTTTCCTCAAAGTCTTCTACTGGATTTATGAATGCATGATAATGTGATGGAACTGTTTGTGTGAATTCTGGTAAACCTAAATATTCATATAGATTTTCTCTTAGTTCGTCATCATTTCTAGGATTATCTGGGAATGTTGCAGCACCAATAATTCTTAGTGCCTCTAATGCTCTACTGTTTACTCCGTTTCCTTTAGTAAACGTGAAAGTTCTAAGTTCTTCAAAAGATTTAAAAGGTCGTGCCGATATATATCGTTCTGCAATCTTATCAGAGATAAACTTGATCCCCGAGAGTCCAAACCGAATACCCTTACCCTCAATTTTAAAATCGATATCCGAATCATTAATGTGAGGTAGTTTAATGCTAATGCCCATTCTTTTCGCTTCAATAAGATATTCAGTTCGTGCATCCTTGTCCCTTTCATTTTTTAACAGCGAGTACATAAACTCAATTGGATAATAATACTTTAACCATGCCGTCCAATACGAGAGCGTAGAGTAAGCAACCGCATGAGATTTGTTGAACGAATAACCCGCATGCGCCTCAAAGTCATGCCATAAATCACGAGCCTGATTAGGACTAACAAACTTAGAAGCACCATCAACGAACCTATCACGAAACGCATCAAACTCTCTCGCATCCTTCTTTTTACCAATGATCTTACGAACCTTATCGGCCTCAGACCAAGACATTCCTCCCAATTGAACACAGGCCTGCATAACCTGTTCTTGATATAGGATACACCCATATGTTTCTTCTGTAAAAGGTTTCATGGTTTGGTGTAGGTAGTTTACTGCCTGTCTTCCATGTTTACGCTCAATATAATCTTTGCCAATAGTGTTCATGGCACCTGGACGAACAAGAGCATTTGATGCTGCAAGTTCTGCTAGATTTTTTACACCCATCTTAACCAAAAGATTTGTATATGGAGTTGCTTCACATTGGAATACACCTTTTGTATAACCCTCAGATAGCATCTGATAAACTTTTTGGTCATCCATATCTATATTGAGTAAATCTATATCTGTTCCCTCACGATCCTTAATGATTGCTAATGTATCATTAATAACGCTTAAGGTTTTGAGACCAAGTGCATCGATTTTGATGAGTCCAATTTTCTCAGCCTCTTCCATGTCAACCGCCACAACTGGAATGCGATCATCGCTACCAGGAGAATTGCGTGTTTCCATCGGTGCGTACCTAAAAATAGGATTTTTGCTAGTGACAACACCAGCAGCGTGAATGCCAGTACCTCTAATACGACCACGAAGTTGTTCTCCATATTGTTCCACCTCTGGATACTTTTCTCTAAACCAAGCAGTAGTTTTTGATGAGCAATACTCATCCCATGTATCTACTAACTTCAAAACTTTATTTACATCTACTAGTGGTATATTTAATGCACGAGCAACATCTCGCACTACACCCTTATCCTTAAACTCTAAAAATGTAGCAATAGAAGCAACATGCTTATACTGTCTAACAAGATAATCCTTTACCTCATCACGACGAGAATCTTGAATATCAGTATCGATATCTGGGAAGTCATTACGTTCTGGATTAATAAAACGGAAGAACAGTAGTCCATGTTTTAATGGATCAATGTCTGTAATGCCCAATGCGTAACACAATAAAGAACCAGCAGATGATCCACGACCTGGACCAACCATAATCTTTTCTTTCTTTGCCCATGAAATCATGCTCTGAACAACAAGGAAGTAAGGTCCAAAGTTTTTATCTTTAATAACCTTTAGTTCTTCCTCAAGTCTATCAAGATATTCTTGATTAGTATCAAGACCTTTATCTTTTAAACCTTCCATAGCAAGTTCTTTTAATTGCTTATCTGGATTTTTATATTGAACTGGCAATAAGTTTAATCCATCTTGTATGTCATAATCTTCAATCTTATTAGCAAGGTCAATAGTGTTTTCATAAATATCAGTTCTCCATACCGCCTGCTTTTCCATTGCCTCTTTAATTTCTTCATACGACAATAGGTGAATATCAAACTTATTAAATGACATCTGTCTGTCAGCACCGTATAAATAATCAAGACGCTTCATTAAGTCACCTTGCTTTTTAGACTTTTCATATGTTGCATCTTTTTGAATCTTGTTAGAGTATGTGTTAAGAATCAACTTTAATTCTTGAATTTCTTTTTGTGATGGATCAACGTGGTGACAGTCTGGAGTTACAATAGGCTTAACCTTAAACTCATCTGCTAACAATAATATATTTCTATTAATTGATTCATCATTATGTGGCATAACCTCAAGATAGTAATCATCGCCAAACTCTTCTTTAAACCATTTAATATATTTCTTTGCCATGCCGAGTTCGCCAAGTTCGATTGATTTAGCAATAATTCCACTTGGACAAGCAGAAGATACAATGATACCTTCCTTATACTTAGACAAAACTTCAAAATCTATTCTTGGCTTCTTATAATATCCTTCTGTCCAAGCAATTTCATTTAGTTTGTTTAAGTTTTCTAAGCCAACCTTATTCTTGGCTAGAAGAATTATATGGTTGTAAACCATATCAAGTTGATCGGTTCTCTCGCTCTTATCTCTGTGATCAAAGCGATCTTCACACATATAACCTTCTATGCCAAGAATAGGCTTGACACCACTCGCTTTTGCAATGCGATACATTTCTCTGTGGCCAGAAAGGGAGCCATGGTCTGTAATTGCTATTGCAGGCATACCCAACTTTGTAGCACGATCTACATATTCAGATGGCAACCCAATACCATCGAATAAAGAAAAGTGGGTATGTAAGTGTAGTGGTACGTAATTCATCTACTACCAGTCGATATTCGTCGCTGATGTAGATGAAGGTGAATCAAATCCGAGATAGAATGCTTCTTGTTCTGCATATGGAACACGACGCAATGCTTTCTCTAGAGGATATGGCTCAATGCCTTCCCAGTTAAAGGGCTCCTTATCTGGAGCAGAAGGAATCAAAGTGTATGATGTTTCAGTTCCCTGACCATTACGCTTTAACTTCCATACAATGTTTGAGATGCTTCCTGTTTCAAGAGCATACTCACGGATAGTGTTAAACGAAGATTGCTTGCTTACACCCATTGACCAAATTGCGACATACGGTGCTTCAATACCATCATCTACCAAAACGTTGCAATAGAAACGAAGACGACCACGCCATCCGCTATTACCCTTTGGATCCTTGCGATACATTTCTTCAGCCCAGTCACGACCTTCTGTATCAAGAGTGTCTACAGCCTTACGCTTGTAGTCCTTTGGATTTGTGTGTTCCTTAACAACAAGCGCAAGACCACGCTTGTCATTATAGTTTGCTGAATCTTCATCCAATTCTTCAATGAATCGAATCTTTACTGCTTGTCCATCAGCCAACTTAAGCCAACGAACCTTTGGACCTGTTTCATCTGTTTTCTTGTCGAGCAGGGCATTGATATTTTTTAGTCCCTTAATAACGCTCATAGTTTTCTCCTTTGTTCTTTTCTATTTTAGCATAGACAGTATTGACTTGTCAAATTGGTATTCCAATTCTTTTATTGACGTATCATCCATATCGCCTATATCTTTATATTGTTTGTCTAAATTAATAACAGTAACACTTCCATCTAGTCTTTCAACTATCTTTTCTTTCATATTACCGCCTGCTTCATCATTATCAGCAATAATTATTATATCGCTAAAATACTTTTGAAGCAAATCTATTTGTTTGGATGATACATTTGCACCCAATGTGGCCACTGCTGGAAACCCTACCTGATCTAATCTAATGGCATCAAAAGATGATTCCACTACATAAACCTTAGATGCTGTTTTGACCCTATTTAAATTAAACAATAGTTTAGACTTAGGCAATCTTGTTGTATTCTTAAAGTCTTTACCTTCAATTGATCTTGCAACAAAGCCAACACAAAGTCCTTCATGGTTGTATACTGGTATTGATATCATGTCTTGATTTTCAGAATATCCAAGTTTAAATTTAACTACAGACTCTTTGGAAATCTTTCTTTTAATAAAATATTCTTTTGCTCTTTCAGAAATCAACGCTTGTTCGTGAAGTCTATTGACAACACCAATGTCAAACTCTGTCCATTCTTCTTTTTCAACTAGTTTATTATTAACCTCAGATAGAATATCTGTTTCTACCTCTTTGCTTTTAATAAATCTAACAGCCTCAAAATATGTTCTATTAGAAAAATGCATTACAAGTTCTACTAAATCTGCCGTCTTGCTACATGAGAAACAAAAGAACAATCCGCTAAACTTATTAATCTCACCAGCAGGGGTTCTATGGTTGGAATGGAATGGGCAAAAGACTATGTATTCTGACTCTGCTTCTTTTTCTACAGTTATGCCAGACCCTGCGAGTACTCTTTTAACTTGACTGGTTGTGTATACACTGGTTTGATTCCGTCTATCCCTAATATCCATTCTGTTTTCTTTCTCCCTATATATATTCCGTATACGCTTAATGTAAATTCAAAGTAATTTTTTGTTTCATTATATGATAGTGTAAATTGTGGATCGATATCAATTCTTGGAGCATAGCCAGATAATCGCATCTCTGATACCAGTAGCCTGATATATTCTTGCTGTAATCTATATATGGCAGAGTCATCATTGATGATCCCGTCCAAACCAAACCTTTTGATGGGCTTGTGCTGATATATCTCCATACCGCATATTATACTGACTTATCTTCATAATCCTTATATCTGTAATATCCCTTATCAAAATCAGCCTGTACTAAGAATTCCCCCATAAAACCGTTACGATTCTTACGGAATACACACTCAATAATGTCGCTATTTGTACCTCTACCAAGTGCCAAAACCCAATCAGCATCATAGGCAATTTGTCTTGACCATGCTGTTTGACCAAGGGTTGGTACGGTCTCAAGTTTTGTAACATCGTCTGGAGTTGCAGATGAGATTGCAATAATTGGGACCTCTTCTGAAATAGCCATTAACTTTAATTCACGAGAAAGATTCTTCATACGAACAGTTTCATTGTCTGACTTTTGGTTTGGACTCATTAGTTGCAAGTAGTCGACAATAACAAAGTCTGGTTTATATTGATCAATCTTTCCACGCAAAACTAATGGGGTAATATCTCCACCTGTATCATTTGAAATAATATGAAACTCTGGCTTACCCTGAACATGTTTGCCATGCCAAGACTTAAGCATGTCCATCTCTATCTGTCCAGCACTTAGTTTACGGTGTGACCACAACCCTTCGCCCATAATGGCAAACACACGATTTCTAACTTCAACCTCAGACATTTCAAGACTAATGATCATAGGGCTACGACCCTGTTTCCAAGCCTGTACAGCGAAATAGAGAGACAACCATGACTTTCCTATACCTGGATATGCAAGGAAGACTCCTAACTGCCCTGGCATGATTCCAGAGGGTAGGTAGTTGTCAAATCCTGGAAGCCCTGTCTTAATTCCTATGGCACCAGCCTCTTGTTGCTTCTTTAAATTTTCAAAATATGCAACAGCAGAATCTAAATCTGTTACATCAATATCACGAATGGCTGCAGTATTTTTTCTTAGTTCTGCTGTTTTTGTAATAAGTGTTTCAAGTGCCTCAACACCTTGTCCGCCCTGAACATCTGTAGCAGCAGATCTAATAATGTCTTTTAAACTATTTGTAAGATATTCTGCCTGTAACTCTTCAAGATGATGCTTAGTAGATCCAACTCCAGCAACTGGTTCAAAATCTCTAAATTTTTCTACTACTAAATCGGTAGGAGGTACTGTAGCATTATTCTCATAGTATTTTCTAATAAAATGCCATACATCAACATGTGTAGTTAATATATTTTCTATATTGGCCTGCAATAAAACATGGGCCTGCTTGTCTTTTAATACGGCTGAGATTAGTTTTGATTCTGTATTATTCACTCAGCCACTCCTTTGCCATTCTTCTACGTTGTGATCTATCCATTAAATCTTTTTCTTGTTCCTGTTTTCTTTCAAGTATATCATGTGCAATATATGCAAAATGATTCCACGATGGATTGTCTGTTACCTCAAAATAATATTCAAGCAATTGATAGCAAACATCTAGCCCATATGACTCTATTAGAGCATCAGCAGACCATTGTTCAATCCACTTGTTATAGCGTGGCTCTTGTTCTAGTTTAAACTTATAATGTTTATCAAACCTACTTAACAGAGCAAATCGCTTCTGTTTGTCTGTCACATTATTCGCTTTCGTCTAGTTCAACTTTTGCTTCTGCTATTTTTTCTGCTAACTTATCTTCAACGAATTTATATACACGTTCAAAAGCCTGATCTGTATTTTCGCCATCACGCTTTGAATCTACAACACCCAGATCAAGTCTAAGTGATTGAAAATTACCAAGATTTAATGTGTATCCAAGTGTTACTGATACCTTTGTTTCTTCCATTTCATACCCTTCTGTTATATTGATTCTGACCAAATTGGTATAAATCTACCATCTTCAGTCTTCGTATATGTCAGTATACCATCTCCCATACGGCGTGTCAACTCAGCCTTTGTAGGAGTAATATCGTTTGTTATTAAATTATCTTTTCTCGGTCTACCAATATGGTATGTAGCCAGTATATCACGAATCTCTCTTACTTGCGATTCAGAGTAATACGATCTTACTTGCCATCCTCGTTCTCCACCTTTTTGTGAACCAGTCGGAAATGGAATAACTCCACGCTTCATAAGTGATGGCATATACTTTTTATGTCTATTAACTAAATCAGCAGTTTCTCCTACTGTATATGCTCTTTCTCTTTTATTTTTAAAATCGCTAATTAAACAACTTTCAAGTTGATCTTTTGTTATATTATATATTGACATAATGCCATTGGATCTGTTATAATGCACAATCCTAACAAGATCTTTATTTAAAAACCAAACTTTTTTATTTCCAGGTATTACAGGAGCGACATTGTATTCTTGGCTCGTTCTATTTCCTTTTCTAGTAGCCATCTGCCTTCCTTCGAATCAGAGGGTGGATGAAAAAATACTCTTGATCCACATAGCAGACAGTAAATCTCTAAATGAGATATTGAGTTGTGAACCCTGTCTACAAACATTTTTCTTGAACATTTTTTGCATTTGATCATTAAAGAGGTATACCAACAACGAGGATATTAACAGCAACTGATAAATTACCAGTCTCGTTAAATCGTACCAATCCTTCCACTCTTGAGGTTCCAACACTTTTTAGAACTACGGAAACATTTTCTCCTGCAGGTGTTTGACCTATATTTTCTGCAGTAGCAATTGCTATTGGTCTAAACTTAAATTCTGCTGGATAAACATATTCAAAGGATTCTTCGTCTCCAATATTTTTTGATGAATTTGTCACAACCATCTTATATGCGCCAATGATTCTTGCTTCTGATGCCTTAACGGACTGCCTATCTGCGCCTGGAACATCTATAGTGACATACTTAGATGATGAAGGTGATAGTTGCTGTGCAACATCATTTATTGCATTTGCCATAGTAAATAAATAATTTACATCTAGTGGCTGTCCTCTTTCGGGTAATGGTATTTTAGACATAATTCCTCCTGGATAATTATACCAAACTTATACTTCCAGTATAAACAGTATTAATAGTTGTTATTTCTTTAGATATCCCGCCCAACTGTACTTTGACAGAGATTGAATTTTTATTACTTTCTTTTATTATTGAATACGAATTGGTTATTGCTGAGCCATGGTATGAGTAATCTGAGTCTGTATCATATTTAATAAATATATCATATGACGAAATATCCTCAATAGCATTCCAAGCAACCATGATAATAGACCCAATCATCTCAATAGTTCCATTATCTTCTGCAACAAAATTATCTGGTAAAGATTTTCCTATAACTTTATATATTGGTGACCAGTGTGAGTATCTGTTTTTATCTTGAGATGCTATTCTATATCTAACTAGATACTCACCATCCTTACCTGATGGAGGTAATGATGATCTTGGAATTGTAACTTTTTTAATGCCTTGATCAGCCATTATTTACACCCATAGCGAACCTAAATTCTATATAACTTGTGCTGTTTGCAGATTTAATAATAGTTTCAGAATGATTATTTTTTACCACTGTATATCCTACAAGACCATATAGTGGATTTACTGATGTAATATTCTCTAGTCTAATTGCATCAAAACAAATATAAAAATCATCTGACACAATATCATCTTTAATTACTGTCGTATAGACCTTAACAGTATTAGCAGCACTCCAGTCAAAACCAGATGTACTCTTTCTAAGATCTTGTAACGCTTTGGTAATAACTAAATATCTATTTGTTGCAAAATCATAATTGTCCAGCATTACTTCAAGTCTAGCCCACTGACCTTCTCCATAAATATCACTATCAGAAAATTCTATTAGAATATAAACCTTATCTGGATTAATAGGTGACACATCATTTTTATTTTTATTAACAACAGAAAATGCAAGTTTGATTTGATCTGTCGGTGCATTTTTATTAAGTGACAAACTTGTTCCAGTTAATCCAATATAGTGGCTACCAGTATTTGCCTTAAGCCTAGTTACTCCATCTATAACCTCAGTAGATATATTTGACATAGATCCATTGGTTATAACTATGTTATTTAAAAATCTACATCTTTCATACCGTGCAACTCTTTCTGGGTTTGTAAAGATTCTATTATTAGCATTTGTTTGAAAAGCCATAACATCTTCACCATTATTTTTTATATAAATCTCTCCACTTGAACCATCTTTATCTAATGGTTCGTACTTTGATTCTAGTGATGTTTGATTATCATATTTCCATCCCTCTGCTTCAGAAAATGAAAATAATGTTTTACTATCATATGCTCCAGCAGTTGGGTTTGATCCTGCTGAATATACACCTATTTCAGAAATCTCATAACGTTCTTCTGTTGGCAATTCTGCAGTCAAAACAACCTTAGCAGTGCCATCATCTTCTTTTATAAAACCACGTGATGTTATTGGTACACGGAACATCTCAAAGTCTAATGTCTTTTGGTCTGAGTAGTCTCCGAATGTATCATCTGGTGCCAATGGCTTAGGACCACAGCCCACAGCAATGTATGAGGCATACGCTGGTGACTGCCCCACTAAATATTTTGCAATTATAGACTTACCGTTATTAGTTATCATATTTATTCCACCCCATATATTGTATCACTAAGAACAACCCCTTGTTGAAGTATTTGAACCTCTACTTGCTCTTCCTTGCCCATATTTATAACATTTATTATTATGCTACCGTTGGCTGGATCGCAATAAACAATTTTACAGTTATCAGTATCAGTATAATCTTCTAAATTATTTGGATCATTGTATACCCTTGTATACCCAGTTCCACAATCTGGTGTCTTATCTTCTAATTTAATTGGAAAGTTTTTAAAGTAAGAATCAGATGTTTTTTGTAATGCTAAAATATTTTGTGGGTTATATTGAAAAAATATAGAACTAAGATTTTTAATTGGTTTATATATAACGTCTTGTCCATTAATTAAATCGTTTCTTGATATATTAATTAGTTCGTGTCCACCAATATCTTCAAAAACTAAATCTGTCATTACCTCAATAGGAACAGATTCATCTGGCATTAAGATTAAGTCTGGTGTTGCTATCTTTACTGGTAATGTAGAACTTGTAGTATTGCTAGACTGTGGAAGTTGTGGAGTTGAACTAACCATTATGCTACCTCACTTAAATAAAGAGTCATGTCTGGACCATTGATGCTTTTAGAATATTCAATATAATAAACAACATATCTTGTATTTTCTATTTTTTCTAAATTTTCACGAGTATATTTTATTGAAACAATATCACCTAATTGGATTGTTGGATTACTAAAAATTTTAACACCTATTGCTTTTCTTGGCTTACTGATTTTTGAAAGAAGCCACTTCATTAAATTATTTGCATCATCTTGTGTTTGAATATATCTACTGTCTATAGAAAAATCTTTTTTCCCGTAGGTCATTCTGCTTAACTTAATATCTTCATAATCTTTTTTAACTTTAAACGGTGAAATAATAACATTAGAATCTTCGATTACTGGATCAGACATTGAACTATTTTTTGAAAAATAATCATCTACTTTTAATTCATTATTTGATTGTTGTGTAAATGTTACACCTTGTATTCTTAAATAATTTCCAGTAGTTTCGTCTAGGCTTAATGCCGTATCTGTTGCATTAAATATCATAAATTCAGCACCGTAAGATCCCGCCCTAAAACCAGAAACTGTATAACCTTTAATTCTATTAAATGTTGGTGAAAGTTTTGCATACAACGCTGGATAAGCCTTATCATATTTAATATTGAAAGTTGCTGCCTCTCTCATAATAGTCCCAAACTCTTCAAAATACATACTATACTTTGGAGGCTCAGAACTACTTATACCAGATAGGTACGTGCCTTGAATAACTCCACTCATTGCATATTTTCTAAAAGATTCTGTTGCATCAATCTCATCATCAAAAATTGAATTAACTGGAGTGTTGAGGGCAAACTGCGTATTCTGGCTATAGTTATTTGTAAGGGCATAGATGTTTTCAAACATAAGTCTTGAGGAACCACGAACAAATAGTGCCATGTTATTATACACAGGCAGTGGATCTTGGTCAACAACAGTTGCTAAAAGTGATCCGTTCATATAAATATGAAATCTTCTTGCGCTACCAATATTTTCATATTCGACCCCTATATCATAAACTGTAGGATTCTTTTCTGCAACCATCCTATATTGGCCAGTGAACTTGCCGTCGTCTACTATAATATTTCCTAAACCTTCCCAAATTTTTACAGGTATCGCATTTGATGATGCTGAATCTTTTTTAATTTTATAAAACATTACATTGTGAACATTTTGTTTTTCTAATGTTGTAACACTTGCACTTCCTAATGTACTTAGTTCAAGATAATACCCATTATTGTTTTCTGGATTTATCATTACGGCTAACCCACCGCCACCACCAGAAATTGTTATATCCTTGTCTGGTGTTAATCCTGGAACAACAAAATAGTTAGTGCTTCCATTAGCAGTCTGTCCACGACTGTAACCATTTTCAATTTTTCCAATAATTCTCATTCTTGTTCCAAAGTGCTTGTATCTATTATCCAATGGCTTATATAAATATGAAACAAAGTCTCTTGGTTTATCTGTTGCTAAAAATGATGGACCTTGCATGACCAATGCTGAGGACTGGATAGTTCCAGGTTTTGTTTGTTTAAATGTATTAATGTCTGATTCTGAGTTATATGATGAAGACATAAAGTTTCTAATAACTCCAGTTCTTGTGCTCTTTTTTGCAAGTTCATTATTTTGACCAGCAACCCCTAGTTCTGTAGAAGGTACGGTTAAATTATTTTCAAATAAATATTGTGATTGCATCATGCAGCCACGAACATTGTTGTTATCCATCCAGTATTCAGATAGTCCAGCGCTGTGTGATGTTATAGATGTTCCGAATTGGGCACGGCCATGAAGGGCGACATCACCATTTTTTAATTTTAAGAATCCATTAACTTCCTCATAATTTGGTACTGTGTATATTCTTACTACGCCAGTTGGATAAATTTTTCCATTAAATGGCAACGATGAAAAATAATATTGATATTCTTGGTTACTACTAATCCAGACATTACCTACACCAGAAACATTAAACTGTACAGCGTCATATTTTATAATTTCTCCATTGGAATAAAAATAGCCATTGTATCTTGATATCCAATATATGCCCTCACCAAAATCAATAACATTATTTATAACTTCTCTATTAACAACTGTTGGCAGGGTAGCAGGAAGATCAGAGTTCAATGGTATTGCAGAAAGAGTGTAACTTGATTGTGTTGCTGTTTCTCCATTGATAGATTTTGTATTTTCTGTTCCAGCAACTTCCCAGAGTAATACTGGCTTATATATCCAAGATCTTTCCATGTCAATTAAACTTGCTTGCTTAATTGTTCCGACAGATCGTTGTATATATTTTTCTGAATAATTAATTTTTCCATCATTATAAACTTTATTTTCTTGTGATGAAATTTCTAAAATATTTGGTAATATATCGTTATCAGATTCTTTTTCATTTCCAGACAAGATGATGTCTGTATCTCTTTGGTCTAATGTTGGCATGATGTAATCCTTGCTCATCATTACAAAATTATTATATTCATCAAAGAACATTGCAGTTTGTGTGGATACTGCTAGGTCTTGTAAAACTTCTGCCACGCTAACATCTGGTTCAATATAAAAGTATGGAATTATTAACTCTGTTTCGTCAGCAACTCTTTTAAATACATAGTTAGAAAAACCGATTGAATCTAATAGCATTGCTATGGCAGAACTTAAAGATACCCTTGTCATCAAAGTTTGTGGTGCGGTTATATTTTCAAAATAAAAAAACATATCTCTTAATTCTAAAGAAACTGTTTGATCTGTTGAGTTTATATCTGGAAAGCCATCTGAATA